AAACTTTTGATGTTGACTCCCATTTTCGATGGAAATCAGTTCGTGGATGGGACGTGTTAAGACTTGATGGCGAGCGTTCAGAAAACGTTATGCAGAGCAAAACGGTGTATTCCGGTTTGCAAACCCGCGCCGGGCTAGAGGCAATAGCGCGTAATGCAGGCGGGCGAAACAGCCCAGGTTATTTCACAATGGGGCGCGGTGCTTATCCGCCACAAGGCATAGAGCTTGCGGTAATACCACCGGGATTGCTGCATAAAATGCGCGGGGAATTCATTTGGCTTGACAGCCCGGTTCCCGTAGCTAGTTGCGATTTAGCGTTAGAGGGCGGCGCTGGCGCACCATATACGTTAGGAAAATGGGGGCGGGCCACTGGAATGAAGCTGCTTCCGTCCGTTGAGTTTCCTAAAGGGCAAGTAATCATGTTCAAGGACAGCACCGGGCAGCCTATGGTTCGATGGGGGCTTCAAGCGGACCACCAATTTTTGTTGCCGAAGGGCGATACGGTTGCAATGTCAGCGCGCTTAATCGACGTAAATAAAAAGGCCGGAGTAAAACCAGAGTTTTTTGCATGCGACCGGACAGGGCATGGTGCGGGTATCGCCGATTTGATGAAGCATGATTGGAGTCCGAGCATCCACGATGTTAATTATTCTAACACTCCAACAGATGCCAAGTTAATGCTGGAAGATAGCAAGACATGTAAAGAAGAATATGGACGGATTTGCTGCGAACTTTGGTTCGGGCTGCATGCTTACGGGCTATACGGATACCTCCTGCTTGGCCCAGGCATTAACTTGGAAAAACTATCTGTGCAGGTTACACAGCGGAAATTTAAATCCGAGGGCAGACAAAAAAAGGTAGAAAGTAAAAAAGACTACATAAGCCGAGGACATGAGTCTCCTGACGAAGCCGACGGGCTAACACTTTTCGTTCACGCCGCGCGCAAAGGCTCTGGTGTAATTCTGAGTATGAAAGGGCACGACATTGACCAAGCTGCCGACCCGGATGCCGGATGGTATAATGAACAACCCTTAATAGGAGGAACCCGCATTAGCGAAGGCAACCGTTCTGATTATCTTGATGACCGGATGCTAGGAGATATTTTATGATTCGTATAAACGTAAATCTTTTTCCAAAAGACGGCTACTTTTTTAAAGAAAAAGATGGTGCAAAAATTCGTGCTGATAGCTGGCCAGCGGTCATGCGAAAAGTTGAAGCTTACCGAAGGCGGGCTAATTATCCGATGGGAAATGTTGAGCAAGAGGTAATGCAACAGGCGTGCGGCAGAAATCCATCCCATTGTTCTAACGAGAATGATGCGTTGATGAATCAACGTAAAGTAGTATCCCTCAAAGGTCGAGTTTTGCAGTATATGGCGTTCATGCGCGGGCTGTTACCGAATCGAATTCCGTGGGTAAGCGCCCAGGATGCCGCCAATCGCGCAAACGTATGCGCTATGTGCCCGCACAATACAAATTTGCCGGAGGGCTGTGCCTCCTGCCGGGCAGCTTTACGTTCGATGCGTAATGAAATACTTGGACCGCACCGCGCAAAAGATTCCAGATTAAACGGATGCAACATATTGGGTGAAGATATTCAGACTTCTTGCCATGTGGACCATGACGTAGTTGATAACCCATCGCTTCCCGGCCATTGTTGGAGAAAAAGGAGAACGCCATAATGAAAATTTTTCGATACCTATGGGCTATGGCTAAGATGCGTTGGTATGGTTTTCGTGGCTACGATGTTGTCGTTACCTCGTTTGAACACGACCAACGGTTGGAGCTTTGCTATCATTGTCCTTTTCTGGATGCCCAAGCCGGAGAATGCCTGAAATGCGGGTGCCCTGTGGAGGAAAAAACGTTGATAGCCTCCGAGGAATGCCCTAAGCATTTTTGGCGAGCGGTTAGGAGAAAAACTAAGCACTATTGAGTGTAGTATTATGCCTAACCATAGCCATACCGTAAACTCGCCGTATCCTATAAATCCCCAGGGGGGTTTGATTCAATCGCCTCAAATTGATAAATCCGGGGAGCCAACACAGCGCGCGATTCGTGATATTGGCATGGCCCGTGACGTTACCCGAACCATTATTCAGGCAAACAGGACCCGGCAAGTCGTCAATAGCAGAATTCTTGCGAAATACAACGCAGAGCGTCCTTATGATAGCCATCGACTTGAAGCCGAGGGACTTGGTTGGAAACAAAACTTCACTACCAAGCCGTTGCCGTTAATGATTGAAAAGGTAGCACCTCGATTTTGTGACGCCGTCAAAGGGATGAAATATTTGACAAATGCTTCGCTGGGGGACCGGTGGGAAAAATCTTCAGAAAAGGCCGAGAAATTCCGGGATATTGTTACCAAAACGATGCGTGCGCGCCCAGGGTGGAATACGCTTGTCGAGGATATTGCTTTCGATAATGCTCTTTTCGGGCACACGGTTTGCGCGTGGCTCGACGAATTTACGTGGTTTCCCAAGCACTTTAACCAGGAAGAAAATTTTCTTCCAGACGGTTGTAAACAGTTTGCGGCAAACGCGCAATTTGTTGTTTTGAAGGAAATGTATCTCCCTCACGAGCTTTTTGCACAGATTAAAGACAAAGAAACAGCGGAAACAGTTGGATGGAATGTCCCTAATACGATTGAGGCAATCAACACTGCTAGTCCTGCACAGATTCGTGACCTGCTTAATATCGGTGGGACGCTTGAAACCTGGTATCAAAATGCCATTCGGGAGCTAACAATTGGCGTGAGCTACATGGCCGGAGCTTCTGTAAACACACTTTATACCCTGCTCGTTCGTGAAGTCACTGGAAAAGTAAGTCATTACCGTATGGCGGGTTCTGGCATGCTGGAGGTCTTCACCAAAGAAGACCGATTTAACAGCATGGAAGAATGCCTAGCATTTTTTGCTTTTCAAAAAGGCAATAGAACCATGTATGGAAGCAAAGGCATTGGTCGGGACATTTATGAACTAGCTGGAATGATTGACCGGACACGTAATGAGGTGGTTGACCGTTCAATTCTGAGTGGGAAAACCTTGATTCAGGGTGACATGAAGCGAATTCACACGTTCAAAATGTCCGTGGTAGGGGCCACAGTCATCATACCTGATAACTGGAAGATTTTAGAGCAGAAAATCGACGGCAACATTGAGCCTTTTTTGAAATTAGACGCCTATTTTGGGTTGCTGGTTGACCAATTGATAGGCAGCACGTCACCCCGTCAGTTTGGAGGCGAACGAACTACCAAAGCAGAGGTTGATTTGTTCGCCGCGCGCGAGGAAGAAGGAAAAGACGTTCGTATCACGCGCTTTTTGGAGCAGTTTGTTGGCATGGTTGCGACGATGCAGCGGCGAATTTGCGACCCCGACACCCTCGACGAAGACGCCAAAGCGGCCCAAGAGCTTCTTTTGGAGCACATGACGCGCGAGGAAATAGACGAATTGGCGAAAAGTCCAGTAGCCGAGACGGTGCGGGACTTAACACCAGCCGAGCGCCAAATGATTGCAGCTTTTTGTAACGAAAAAAAGGGAAATCCCTTGTATAACCTCCGGCAGCTTGAGGTTGAGGACGCCGTTGCTCGTGTCGGAACCGAATTTTCTGACAGAGTGTTGCTTCCAACGAATGACCCGACCGAGCAGGCAGAACAATCCCGTCAGCAGCAACTTGAATTGGTGTTGCTTACGACCGGACAGCCTGTGCCGGTATCCCCGCGTGATAATCACGAGATTCATTTGTCTATCTTGATGCCGATTGCTGAGCAACAGTCCCAGGCGATGCTTGGCGGCGAGAGCCATACCGGGGTTTTTGAATCCTTGGTAGCTCACATCAATGAACATGCTACTCGATGGGAAGAACAGGGCGCGCCCAAGGAAAAAATTAAACCCATCAAAGAATTTCTTGCGAAAGCAGGACCCGCAATTGCACAATTGCACCAATTAGATGCCCAGGCGCAACAGGTCGGAACAGCTTCCGCCCAGCATGACGCCGAGGGTCACGCAATAATGGCGTCGGCAGGCCCACCCCCTCCGATTCCTCAACAATAAACCCCAATGACCGCTCATGGAAATAACAAATTCTGCCCTTGAATGGACAAGTGAAGATGTGGACCTGTGGAGAGGATTTTTAGCCTCCCGAACTGGTTCCAGATTGCTCCCAAAACTTGCTGAACTGTCTCCGGTATTGCTGGAAGAAGGAGATACTAACAAAATATGCCTTCGCGCCGGAAAAGTGTTAGGTTTTCAGAGCGCGATTAGAGAACTTTTGGCCCTGGCGATTATTCAACCCGCCCCGGTTCAAGCTGAATCCGCGTATCCGAGTCCCGAAGATGACTCTGCGTGGAAAGACGGAGAAAAAACCACAGAAAACTAACCTAAATCTATTATGCCCGAAGATAACAAATCAAAAGAAGGCGCGGAGGGGTTTGCCGACGCGGAAAAACACAATGCAGAAATTTCGTCTAAGCTTGCGGCGCAAGATATTAGCGGAAAAAGCATGGCTCCGTCTGAAAATCTTGACGCGAGCAACGCTTTGGACGAGCTAGCGAAAAAAGCAGAGGAAGACGCTAAGAAAAAAGCAGATGCCTCGGCGGTAGTTGAAAACATAGCCCCCGCCAAGACAGACGCCGAGATTAAAGCTGAAACCGAAGCCAAAGCTGCTGCCGATAAGGCCGCAGCAGACGCCGAAGCCGACCGAAAGCGCGCTGATGAATTTTTCAAGGACAGTCCCAGTCTTCCGGCAGGGGCTTCGCCTAAATCAAGCGAATCTTTTTCTGCAATCAAGATTAAGGCTGCGAAAGAAATTGCCGCGCGTGAAGCCGAGCTTGAAAAGCTTAAAAAAGAGAACGCAGACCTTGCAGAGAAGGCAAAAAATGTGGTTCCTCCCGAAACTTTGAAGGAATTGGAAGACCACCGCCAATGGAGAGCAAAACTCGACATTGAGGCCGACCCAAAATTTAAATCCTTCGATAAAACCATTTCTGAAACGCATGAATTTATTTATGCTCAGTTGAAACGGTCTCCAGCAGTCACAAGCGAAGTAATCGAAAAAATTAAATCCCTTGGAGGGCCGGAATTTGTTCAGATGGACAAAATTTTCGAGGCTATTAAAGACCCGGCGATGCAACGTCTAATTGAGGCTAAATTGGCTGATGTGGAAATGGCTAAATTCAACAAATCCCAGGCGATTGAAGCTGCAAAGAAAAATGTTTCTGAATATTTGAGCGCGCGAGAAAAACAGGCGGTTGAAGCGGTTACATCGCACAATCAAAACACTGCCGCGCATCTTACGGAGTTGACAAAGTCCCTTTCGTGGTTTAACGACAAGCAGATTGACCCAAAAGCTTCGGATAAAGAAGCCGCTAAAAAAGAAGTGGATGCGCACAATGCTTTTGTCGCAGAAACAAAAAAACAAATTGACGCTGCACTCAAAGACGATTCCCCGGAAATGCGCGCAATCATGCTGGCAGGAATGGCTCAACTTTTCTATTTGCAAAAAGTTCACGACGGAACTAACGCTAAGCTGGCAAGCGTGGAAAAATCCTTGGCAGAGGTAACTGAAAAATACGATAAACTCCGGCAAGGAAGCACGACTCGCTTGAGGGAAACTGCTGAGCTTCGAGGTGGGCAACCCGTAACCAAAAAGGATTCTGACCAGTTCACCAAGACTGCCGCCGAGTCTCTTGATGACTTGCGTAAACAAGTGACTGAGGAACGCGAGCGCGCCGCAGCCGCAGGGGGACGATAATGATTCCCGTCGGGCCACTGAATACTATTACGGTTGCTCAACAGAAGGTGATGATTTGTCTGCCTTGGCTTAAGCAGACAAATCCAATAACTTCTTTCTGCGTGGCTCAGTTGATGGATAAACGTCGAACAGCAGCCGCTATAAACTTCGGGGACGCTTTCGTAGCTCACAGCCGTAACGCACTAGCGGATGCTTTTCTTGCGTCGAATCTTGATTGGCAGTTTAATATCGACGATGATATGGTGTTGCCTTTCGGAAACTCTACGTGGTATCGGGCACATACTGGCTGGTCAGAGTTTCCAGAACCTTTTGCCAGTTTTCATGCTATCGACCGGCTGCTTAGTCACGGGAAATCTTTGATTGGTGGTTTATATTTTGGAAGAACTAAGGGTTCAAAGCCTGTTTTTAATGAAGGGGCCGCGAACAAAATAGCAGAGACCGATGCGCGCAACACTCCCCGGAATGAAATAAAACCTACGAAATGGGTTGGCACTGGTGGAATGTTAATTCATCGAAGTGTATATGAAGATATTGAAAAAAGATTCCCTTTGTTGGCGCGCGGACCTGGCCGGGTAGGAGGGCAATGGTTTACCTCAAGTGAACATACTGCGATGGACTGGATTAACCGAACAAGCAAGATGCTGAGCGAAGGCCCTATGACCGGAGAAAAAGCAGCCAAGGCGCATGAAATGTTAGTTCACGCTACGGCGCATGCCCAGGGTAAGAGTAGCTTGGGTATGGGAGAAGACGTTATTTTTTGTCTTCGGGCAGCCGAGGCCGGACACCAACCCTTTGTTGACTTCGGGCTTTGCTTAGGTCATATCGGGCACTATGTTTTTGGTCCAAAACATGGCGGATAGAATATGGCTAGCCCTATAATCCCAATCGCTAAGCCGCCCAGCAGCAAGCTATTGCTAATACTGCCTTTCTGGCAAGGGGATAAAGCTCAAGCGATGGCGCTAGCTAGGTTAATTGCTGACATTGAACCTGCTCATAACCAGCTTGCAGATTTCCTTTTTGTGAATAGGTTCGACACGCCTCCAGACCGAGATACGGTAAAATATGTTAGCCGAAAGTTCAATGTATTTTCATATCAAAGCGCGCGCAGGTCAATCGGATGGCCACGCGGTTGTAACGGGCTATTTTTTGGTTCAGCCGAATACTTTTATCACATGAGCGCCGAAAATCGAAAGACCCCTCGATACAAGGCCGCATTTTTTCTTGAAGCAGATTTTGCTCCGCTAAATCGGGATTGGGTTCGTATAGCAAGCGGAGCTTGGGATGCTTTGAAAGGACGGGCTGTGATTATGGGACGGCGCGTCCAGTCTCCGCATATCGCAGAACACATCAACGGTTGCGCGTTGTTATCGGGAGATTTGAAATTTCTTAATTGGCTGGTTAAGAGAGTTGGTGAACCCGCCGATTGTGGCTGGGATTATTGTCTAGCCGGAGAATTCCGCAGATGGGGAGTGGCAGAATTACCAGGTATGGAATTTATTTGGCGAACCAGCACCCT